AAGCGCACGTTATCCCCCTCGAAGAGCTCCATGCTATAATGACAGAGCTCTATGGATACTCGTATGTTTGAGAAGATCGTGGATAAGGCCACGAACGGAATAGCGCCGGGGCACGGCTGGGGACCTTTCGAGATCCCCTGCCCAGACTGCGGCCATCTCAACCGCGTCGTCATGAAGCTGTACACCTATGACTTCACGTACTGCGAAAAATGCGACGGCAAGTTCGAGATGGCCTGGCTCCCGGGCGATTGCGACATTCCGTGCGACGGCCCTTGGCTGGTACCAGTGGGGTGGGAAACAGCTGCGATCTTATCGAACAACTAGATGCTCCGATACAAACGACTACTCAGATTTATCCAGTTAGCTGTTGTTCTGGTGGTACTCCCGCGGGCTGCGTCCTTCCTTTCCCTGTTGGGAGGCGAGCCAGGCTTTGACATTCACGACCTGATCCGCCTAAATTCATCGTCTCAAGCCGCTCATCTTCTGACATCGGAACATGGTGTTCGCCCGGCCGAACAGAAACGGCGCATTATCGAGGGGCTAGGTGGCAATTCTAACCAAAGCTGACGAGACCATCCTGCCGATGGCGCTCAGGCAAAACGGAGGCTTTGCCAAGGCCACCGAGTGGTACCTGATGGGCTGGAAACCGCTGCCCTATCAGTACGCCTGGCATCACGTCCTGCACCTGAACGCAACCTGCATTGGCGGCGTGGCGGTCGGCAAGACCACTATGGAGGCGGCCTCCAACACGATCGACTGTCTGACCATCCCCCATTTCAAAGCCTTGAATACCAGCGTGACGGCCAAGCAGGCCGAGCTGCCGTTCATGATGTTCATGAGCTGGTATGAGGGGAATAAAAATCTCGCTCATCTCGTTCGGGATATTCGGCTCAGACCCTGGCCGATCGTGACCTTCGAGAACTTCGCCACCTACGAGTTCAGAACCGCAGGTCTGGACGCCCGCTTTATCCGCGGCTTCGAGTACGACCGCATCAACTACGACGAGTGCGCCCTGGATCCCCTGGGGAGGACCGCAGAAGTCTTACGCACCCGCCTGCGTGGCACCCGGCCGAATGGCGAGACCAGAATGGCCAGGCTGGATACCGTTACTTCTCCTGGGGCGGTCCTGTGGCTGAAAGAGCGCTTCGAGAAGGGCTTCCGCCCAGAAGACAAGCGCCTGTACTTTTCCATGCGCATCAAGACCTGGGACAACACACATTTAACCCAGGATCAGATCGACGCCATGATGGCGGAAATGCCGCCCGAGATCGTGGCCGTCGAGATGGGCGCCGAGTGGCCCAACTACGGCAGCGCCTACTTCCCCGAGCGCTACGTCGACATCGCTATCGACCAGGACCTGTACGACGACTGCTACATCTCGCTCAACCCAGAGAATGAAGGGGAAAAGCCAAAACTCGGCTATGAGCTGGAGGAAGACGCCCGCATCGGGACTACCAAGTTCTCCCTGCCCTACATTCCAGGCAACCGCTACATCATCGCCGGGGACCCGGGTAAGGGCAACCCGCCTCACCGGAACGCCGGCGTAGTCCTGGTGGCTGACGTCACCCAAAGACCTTATCGTATGGTCCATCTGAACTGGGTGGCCGGCAACGGCGCCATCCGGCCGTGGATCCAGGCGTACAAGAACGCCATCGACATCTACCAGCCCGAGCGCAAGGGGCTGGACGTAACCGGCACGCAGGAGTACATGGATGAGATCGCCTTCCAGGAGGCGGGCATCTCCACCGACGGCATCAGCTACTCGGCAGACAAGTACGGCATGCTCAACATGCTGCTCTACGATCTCCAGTACAGCCGCTGGCGGGTGCCGCCCATTGCAGGGCTAATAAGGCAGACCAAGACCTACTCCCTGGAAGCCGACCGGGAAGACCGCGGCCTGGCGCAGGATTTGGTCACCACCTGGGCGCAGCTTTCCTGGCTGGCCAAGGATGTCCCCCGGGACGTCCCGGAAGTACGCACCGAACAGAGCAAATTGGACTATGCCCGCAGGATGCGGCCGGTCGCCCGGGTCGGCCGCCACACGCCTACCGGCAGGAGGAGACGATGAACCGACATGCGGTTTTTACCAACTGGAGGAAAGCATGATCTACATCTTCCGATGTCGGAAGTGTGGTGAAGTCAAAGAATACGAACTTGGGATGGACGACCCCCGGCCGACCGGGTGCAGCTGCGGCGGAACCCTGGTGCGCAAATTCACCTCACCCAACGTGGTTTACCGCGGCTCGGGCTTTTACAACACAGACAAGCGGCTGACGCCTGTTCACCCGCTGGATTACGACAGCACCGTACACACTCCAGCCGATTTGAAAGGATAAGCGATGCCATTGACTGACGGAAAATGGATCCACCACAACGACTGCTACTGGTGCGTCAGCCACCAGGAGGTCCCGCTCGAGATCAAGAAAGGGCGGACGGTGCGCGTGCGCGAGCACTGCGGACTACACGACCGGCCGATCCCCCTGCCCGGCCAGCCCGGCAGGCACTGCCAGGGCTACGTTCAGAAGAACTGCGGCTGTATTACATGTGTTCCAAATGGTTTAAAGGATTGACAGATGGAACAACCTGTGGTAAAGTATCTCGCAACACGACAAGAACTGGACCTTCTCGAGGTGATCGAGGAGATTGGCTATGGGGAATTCTACGGTGTGCAGAGCAGCCGGGAAGAACCAAGCCAGGCCGTTGAGATCACCCCGAAGACGAAGAACTTCCTCCTAGCACTCAAGAGGATCGGAAATTTCAGGAAGGTCATCGTTCATGATAGTGAACCCACGCAAGCCGAGCACCATGTCTGTATCAAGGGATACAGGGGACTTGCGAAAATGAGGTTCTAAGCCCGACTGGTCGACCGGAGGGCCTGCGAAATGCAGGCCCTTTTTCTTTTAAGACAAGGCAAAAACATGGATTTTCCGGATTGGTCGGATCTCAGCTCAGTAACGAGTGAAGAGGCCAGGAACATGTGGGAGGCTGAGATGAACCGGCTCAACCGCTGCGAGCACTACTACTCGGGCGGCGTATTCCTGGAGTACGCCGAGAAGGAGCGGCCGTCCGACCCCGACCTGCCCCTCTTCCCGGCGGGCATTAACCTGGTCAAGTACTTTGCCACCGCCCTGTCCGACGCCATGTTTGGCGACTGGCCGGAGAAGCCCATTCAATTTGTCGGGACGGACTTCGACGGCACCGACAAGAAGGACCTGAAGGCCACCGAGCTGGCGGGCGCCATCATTGTAGAGAGCAACTTCCTCCCGCAGTTATGGGAGGCAGAGTTAGATCGAAACAAGTTTGGCGGCTGCGCCCTGCGGGTGATCGTCGACATGTCCAAGCCGCACCACATCCGCTGGGCCCGCGTCCACCGCAACGCCTTCTTCCCCATCTGGGACCCGGCCGACCCCGACAGCCTGCTGGAAGTCTGGGTCGTCACTAAGATGACGGTCGAGCAGATCAAGGCCAAGCTGAGAAAAGACGTCCGGGAGCCGCAGAATTACTCCGAGCACTGGACGCTCGACAAGATTGAGGTCTTCCTCGGAGACGACCGCATCCACGCGGAACCCAACCCGTACGGGGTCATCCCGTTCGTTTACATCCCCAGGCTGCGGTCCGAGAGCTGGTGGGGCGAGGGCATCACCGACGACGTCATCCCGCTGCAAGACGAGATCAACATGCGGGTTGCCGATATCGGGGAAGTCAGCTCAACCCAGGCGTTTCCGATCCTTTGGGGGAAAAACCTCCCACGCGGGTTTGACCGGGACAACTTCCCGCGCGGCGGCGACAAGATGTGGGACCTCGGCCGGTCGGTCGGCGACAAAGAGCCCGAAGTCGGCATCCTGGAGACCAAGAACACCATCATGCCGACCATCCTGGAGACCACCCGCATGCTGCTGAAGTTCGCCCGGGACGGCGCCCAAACCCCATCCATCGCATTCGGAGACGACGAGGGCGGCGGGCAGCGTTCTGCCGACACCCTCGAGATGCGCATCCGCTCCATGCTGGCCGCAGTCAAGCGCAGCCGCGCCTACATGACCGCCGGCATCGTGCGCATGCTGGCCATCACGGCCGCCATCCTCAAGCAGAAGAAGTTCCCCGGCATCGAGGCCGGGGCGATCCACAAGCTGACACAGATCACCCCGGTATACGCCGAGATCCTGCCACGGCGCCAGCCCGAGCTGGTCGACGAGGTGGTCAAGCTGCTCTCAACCGATCCCCCGACCATCTCCTTGGAAACCGCCATCAGCCTACTGGGGAGGAACCCAGGACGCGAGCAGGAGCTGATCGCCGCCATGATGAAAAACAAGGACATCTGGAAGCGCTACCAGGAGCCCTCCGAGAGCGAGAAGATGGCCGCCGAAGAGAAAAGGCCGGAGAAGCCCGGGTGATCAAGATCGCCTTCCCGACCGACGAGCACTGCCCTTATCAAGACGACCGGGCCCGCAGCCTGGCCATGCAGATCACCAGAGACTTTGACCCGACATTGAGGGTCGCCGGGTCGGATGGACTGGACTTTTACAGCATATCGAAATACGACAAGAACCCCGAAAGAATTCGGGAGGGCGGCATCCAGACAGAAATCGACGAATGGGCCCGCTGCCAGCGCGAGTGGATTGACGCCTCGCCAAACGCCTCCGTTTACTTCTTGATCGGCAACCACGAGGACCGGTTACGGAGATGGCTGTGGCGTCACCCTGAGCTATATGGGCTTGATGCGCTGACCCTTCCAGTACTGCTGAAGTTTGCCCAACTGGGCATTCCGTGGAACAAGGAAGAGAACGCCCACCTCGAGCTGGACGTCGCCAAGAAGCTGCTCCTCACACACGGCAAAGTGGTCCGAAAGCCCTCCGCCTACACAGCCAGGGCCGTACTTGAGGACGAGCACTACTCCCGGAATGTTGTTTTTGGCCACTCGCACCGCGGTGGCACGCACATGGCGACGACCAGGGACGGCGTCGTGATTGCCCAGGAAGCATTTTGTCTTTGCCGGACAAACCCCGAATATGCCCTCAATCCAAATTGGCAGCAGGGCCTGGTGCTGATCGAAGTCGACGCTACCGCCTCCATTGACGCTATCCCGTTCCACCTGGCCAATGGAAAGCTGGTCGCCAGGTGGAGAGGCAAAGAATATCGAGCGTGATCTTCTGACATCAGAAGATTTAGGGCGACGGAAGTCGCGCAGAAGCGCCCGCAAACGGGCAATAAGCCTATACAGAAAGGAAGCTACCGATGGCCATTACTGCACAAGAGAAAGCCGCGATCCTGGCTGAAGTGGTAGGCGCCCGCAGCCAAGAGAACCTGGGCGCTTTGATAGACGGCCTGAACACCGCCGTCGAGATTGCCGCCGAGGCTGCCAACGTCGCCGCAGTCGGCGCGCTGACCGCCGCCGCAGGCGACGCCGATCACACCAATGTGGTTGCTGACCTGGCTACCCTGAAGACCGCAATTAACGCCATCCTGGCCAGCCTGAAGGCGGCCGGCCTGATGGCCAGCTCATAAGGAGAAATCACCCATGACTGAAACTGTCGAAACCCCTGAGCAGCCGCAGCCGCCTGCTCAGCAGGAGCAGACACCCTCGCCATCACAGGGCGAGAACTGGGAAGCGCGCTACAAGGGACTGGTGTCCAAAGTAGAGCAGCTCGTGATCGCCAACAAGGATCTCACCACCCAGCTGGCCGAGGCCAGGTCTCAAGTCGAGCGCCTAAACGCGGACCTGGGGATGCGGGAGACCGAGAAGGCGGTCGCTGTGAGCGAGCGCGACCGGCAAATCCAAGACCTGGTGAGCAAGTCGTCCGAAGCGGAACGCGAACTGGCTGCCCTCAAAGCGCTGCAGCTCAAGGTCCAGGTTGCGACCGAGCTGGGCAGGCCGGAGCTTCTGGCCCTGGCCCAGCATATCCCGAACCTGACCGACAAAGATGCTCTTACGACGGTGATGTCCGACTTCGCCAAGTGGGGCGAGGCGGCCGTCAAGCAGCGCGAGCAGCAGCTAATGGCAGGCGTCACTTTTGCAGGCGGGGTCACCCCGCCCGCGGCCAGCACGCCGCAGAGCGACAGCGAGTTCAGGACCGCGATCGAGAGAGCCACCGATCCACGCGAGCGGGAGAAGCTCTTTAGCGACTACTACGCCTGGCTGAACGCACAACACACACGGAGGTAACAATGGCTGTTTACGAGAGTGGAGCAATCTACTCCAGCATGATCCCTGACTGGCAGCGCGACTTTTATAGCCTGGTGCTGCTCGACACTCTTCGCATGAAGAGCATCCTGGTTCCTTATTGCAAGGTGAAGACCGACTACGGCGCTGCAGACAGCGGCGTGATCGTGTTCTCCGAAGTGTACGACATGGAGCCCAACATTAACGCCCTGTCCGAGAGCACGCTCTGGCTGCAGGGCGGCCACCTGGGCAGCCGGACCGTCCGCATCCAGCTGGAAATCCATGGTGACATGTTAAAGTTTGGCGATTATTCCGAGGTCGTCACCTTCATCCGCAAGGGCGACATCATGGGCCTGGTGCGCGACAAGATAGGTCAGAACCTTGTAGATTATTTGGATATTCTCGCGAGAAATGCCTTTGCGGATGTCCCCGCCAACTACAAGACCTTCGGCTCGGACGCCGCCAACCGCGCCGGCATCGCCGCTGACGACTACCTGACCCTGGACCAGATCGGCTCGATGCGCGACGCGCTGGAAGACCTGGAGATCCCGGGCGTGGCTGCCGTCACCGACCAGGATATCAAGACCCTGGTCATGACCACCATCCCGCGGGTGGTCTCCGGCATCCGCAAGAACAACCTGAAGTGGCACGCCGCCCAGGAGTACGCCGGCGCTACTCGCTTGTTCAACGGCGAGATCGGCGAATGGGACGGCGTGCGCTTCGTGCGCACCAACCGCCTGCGCCTGTACAACGCCGGCGCAGTTGTGGCCCAGGACACGCTGAATGGCGCAACCGTGCCCGGCCAGGGCGCGGCCCGCACCGTCGACAGTGTGTACACGGTGGGCCAGAGCACGGCCACCCCCTACGTCACCGTGACCGACGAGACCGGCTTCACCGTCGGTATGAACGTCACCATCCACGACGCCGACCTGGGCGCCGCCGTACTGGAGACGGACGGCACCGCCGAGACCCGCCGGGTGGTTGAAGTGGACGCGGTCAACCACCGCCTGAAATTCAACAAGCCCCTAATGAAGGCCCATGCGGACGGCGCCTACGTGACTAACGGTCGCGACGTCCACCTGAGCATCCTGCACGGCGGCCCATCGGTGGTCTACGGCGTGGCCGAGGCCCCGCACCCCATCGCTCCCCCGAAGTTCGACGACCTGATGATGGTCAACCGGTTTGGCTGGCGCGGATTTCTAAAATTTGCCCAATTTAGACCGGAATTTATCCAAGTTAACGAAGCCTCGGCGCCAACCGCCTAAGGAGCAGCGATGAGCACCTGGGGAGAACTCCTGGCCGACATCCGCGCCGACTTACGGGACACCGGGGAGACAAAACGCTGGACCGACGAGATGCTGTTCCTGTTCACAAAGGACGCCATCCGAGCCTACTCTGCCGACCTGCCGCTGTTCGTCTATCGAACGGAGCTTACTGCCAGTAGCGGTAAGTTCCAGCTGCCTTCCAACTTCCTGTCCGTCGTGACGGTCGAGCTGGAAGCGGGCGTCTACCTCGAGAAGTTCGATCCCCGGCCCGGCCGCCAGTTCATCCCCCAGGCGCGCCCCACACGCTTCTTCGTCTCGGCGGGGTATCTGCACCTGGATACCCCGCCTACGGACGGGGATACCGTCCTGCTCAGCTACCGCGCCATGCACGATCTTCCGGCATCGGAAGATGACACAACTGCCGTAATGACCGTCCCTTCCGAGGACGAAGAGCTGATCCGCATCTATGTGCGAGCAAAGGTGGCCGAGCAGATGCGCTTAGCCCAGGCCTCGCTCGACCGCTTCAAGCCCGGCTCGGGGGATCGCGACGACAACCCGCTGATCCCCGAGTTCCGCCAGCTGATGGAGGAGTTCCACGCCCGCGTGGCGCAAAAGCTGGGCGGGGTGGTCACTATCTACCAGGCGAAGCGCAGATGAACAACCTGATCGTGCTCAAAGTCATCGAAGCCCTGCAGCAGGCCCTGATCAACGACCTCCCGGCCGACGATCCAACCCGGGCCGGGGTTGTTCAGAGAGGCCCGCTGCAAGGCGACCCAGATCCCGACATCGCCCGCATCAGCGTCACCGTGCACGAGAACGACCCAGATGAGTTCTACACCGGGTCTGTGACGTCGATCAAGGGCAGCTGGGCTGACGAGATCGCCGAGCTGGAAAGCGGGGAGGACGAGGGTGGGGCCATCTGGAACCGGCGCTTCACCGTCAAGGCCCGCGCCTTACTGGTGAACACCGGTGAAAGCCTGGCCTCCGCCGGGGAGATCGCCCAGGCCGTCAAGTCGCGCATCGAGAAGGCGCTGCTGCAGATCGACTGGTCCGGTGTCCGTTCGGAGGGCGAGTTCCTGTCGCGGCCGGTAGTGGCGACAACCATGAGATCCGATGCCGTGCAGGGCGGCGGGCCCGGCAGTTACGACTACCACATCAAGGTCCGCTTTGATGTGCAGACAACCATGAACCTATAAGCGCAACATTGCGCAGGAGGTAATTCCATGACTTCCGCAAGCAAAACCTGGCTTGGGCTGGGCCTGCAAACCGCAAAAGGCACGCCTCAGGCAACCGATGCCAATTTCACCTACATCCGCTTCCAGCGCGGCGGTCTCTCGGTGGCCAACCAGGTCATCTCTTCAGAGACCGAAGTGGGCGGCGAGGCGCTGCCCTCCGACCAACAGAAAGTCGGCGTGTTCGGCCGGGGCGCGTTCGAGTTCATCCCACGTGCCCACTCGCTGGGCCTGCTGCTGGCGGGCTGGTTTGGCGCGCCGACCACGGCCGCCGACGGCCTCGGCTACAAGCACACCTACGCCCTGGGCGCCGACCAGTTCGACACGCCTTACCTGACCGCCCGCAACGCCCCCGGTCGCCTGTGGGGCGAGCAGTACCAGGACAGCGTGATCAACCAGGTCGGCCTCAACTGGCGCGCCGCAGACTACATTCGCGGCGCCGTTGGATTGATCGGCGGGCTGCCGACCCCCGTGGCTACGACCACCTGGGCGGCTGTGCCCGATGCCAGCCCGTCCTTCATTGCCCCCGTGACCACCATCACCTGGCCCGGCGAGACCCCCAAGGTGCTCTCGGGCGCGGTGGTTCTGGGCTCGGCCGTCCCTCTGGACGAGCAGTGGATCACCGGCGCTTACTCCCCGGACGACCTAGAAGTGACCGCGAGACAAGCGGCCATCCAGCTGGTCATGAAGGTGGCCGATGGCGCGCTGTACAAGAAGATGGCCTACGACAGCGCAGGAGGCTCCGCCTGGGCTGCGTCCATCCTGAAGGAGGCGCAGGTCGAGCTGGCCTTCACCTCGGTGCAGACCTACGACACACTCAAGCCCTACAAGCTGGTCATCAAGGGCAACGCCCAGACCGACAACCCGTCGATCGCCTGGAGCGTGGCCCCAATCAACCTGGAAGCCGGCCGCAACGTGGTTATGGCCGTCACCGGCACCATCCTGTCGGTGGGCGATGGCGAGCCGATCACCGCCGAGCTGTATAACGCTACGGCAAGCTACGCCCTGCCGTAACCCCTGGGAGGAGAGACATGGCTAAGAATGAAGACACCGAGAAGGACGGCTTCGACTTCGGCGACTACGCCATTGCAGACGGCGTCGAATACCACTTCGAGAAACTGCCGGGTAAGTCCTGGATCATCAAGCCGGTCACCAGCAAGGCCGAGATCAACCGCTCGCGCTTTATGCTCCACAACCGGGTGGTGGAAACAGTGGATGGCACTCGTTACGAGATGCCGCCGACCGCAGTCGAGGTGAGGAACCGCGAGGTCGCCCTTCTCTTTGGCGGCACCAACCTGACCACCAAGTCCGGCAAGCCCGTCATCCAGGACGACCCAACTACCCAGGAGGTGGAAGCCTTACTGGAGAAAATGCCCCCGGAGATGGTCAACGAGATCTGGGTCAAGATCGGACAGATTTATCCCAAGTGGGGGCCAGCGGACCCAAAAGAGTGGACGGAGACGAAACCGGAGGCATAAGTCCTTTCGAGGCGCTCTTGAACCACATGGAGAGCGCCGTCTCCGACGTCATCCTGGGCGGTCCAACAAGCGACCTGATGCTGGTGGCGCTGCTTGACCTGGCCATTGCCTCGATCCGTGACGAGCGACCCGTATTCCCGAGCCTGATAGACGAGCCGATCCTTTTCCGCCACTTCCGCCGCTTCGTCAGGAAGGCGTTAGACGCGCAGGAAAAGATCCACAGCTTCATGGAGTGACCCGTATGGATTGGAACCGAAAAATCCTCGAGCAGACAGCGTTCTTACCGACCTCCGTCCAGGACCGCCTGGCCGCTGACATCTCGGGGATTTACCGCACCGCCTGGGAGGCGGCCGGCAGCCCGTTGGGTTCTCCGCAAGACTACTTCGACGCCAACCCGCTTGAAAGACAGGCAGTGCGCCAGGCGGCGGCGGACAAGTTCGTCCCCTGGGCCAGGAACTATGGGCTGGGCATCGCCCCTACGCTGCAGGGAAACCTGGAAGTTCCAAGAGCGCTCTCCGGCGCATATCGCCAGACCGCAGAGGACGTGCGCGGCATCGGACAAACCGGGACGGTCGGGCAGCTGGAGGAGATCCTGGCCCGCTCGACCTACGGCGCTCATGAGGCGCTCTACCGCACGCGTGGCCAGATGTCGGGCTTTGGCACAACCCAGGGTGTGGCCAGCTCGGCCGTAGACGCCTACCTGGGAGTAGCCGACAGGCTGCCGTCCTTCAACTTCGACCCCAAGCGAGAAGGCAACTTCATGGCCTTTGCCGTCCAGCGGGCCGGGATGGGCGCAACTTCCGAGATCGAAAGAAAGGAATTGGCCGCCCGCCCGCTTGGCACGCAATCCTACATGGAAGGCGACGAAATGTCCTTCGGGGCCTACGGGACTTCGTTGGAAGCGATCGCCGCCGCCCAGGAGGGCGGCCTGCGCAGCGGCGCTTTTGCAGTCCGGTCCGGGGACCCGGAATGGGGCTGGACCATCGTGCGCAAGTACAGCCAGGGTTTCGACAACTGGGGCCCGCAGTGGGGCCACAGCCTGAGCATCACCGAGAAGACCCGGGTGCCGACGCCGGAGTTCAACCAGGACATGGCCGCCGATGCGGCCTACTCCCGCCAGCGCACGGCCGCCCAAGAGGCTTACGCGACCGCCTTCGACCAGAGATACAGCACAGCCCAGGTGGAGATCTTGCAAAAGCAGCGGGACATCCGGCAGTCATCCGCCCGCTATTTCCCCATGCCGGTCGCCGGCTCGGGATCGATGATCGTCGCCCAGTCGCAGGGAGCGGGGACGAGATATTACGCTAACGCAGCTACCGGGACGATCGATCCGTTTGGGCCGAACCGCCAGATGGCGCTTACGGCAGACGATTTATACCGCTTCTCGAGGCCAGGACCTGCCGAGCGAGCCCAGCTCGCCGCATTAGATCAATCATACCGGACCAGCGTGTTGTACAACGCACCGGCCGCACCCGGGGTGATCGATCCCAGCAAAGAGCACGCCAGCGTCGGCAAGGACTTCCAGATCCAGCACGGCCAGTTCTTCCAGGGCGAACTCCCCAGCGGGCATACAGGCTACTTTTCAGCAGTCGGCCGCCCGCGCGGTGGAACCTTGCGCTACCGGTACCTCGGGGATTTCGACGCCGTCCAGCTGCCATCACGCTACTGGGACAGCCTGCCGTCTAAGGCCATCCCGGCCGCCTCCCGCATGTACGTGCAGTCCTTCCAGGGCCTCGGCTTCAACCTGGAAGAGAACCGGGGCGAGGACGCCTGGCTGGACGTCGAGCGATCCTATCTCGACCTCCCTGGCGGCGGGATGTACGCCGATCCCGAGCCCCCGAAGTGGGGCCCGTACCCGAGCGTTGAGATGAATATGTCTTACGGGAATAACGCCAGGCAGGGGGTCCGGGCGGCGACGACCTACCAGGCGGGCCTGTCCGGGGAGCGGACCCAGACCACCCGCTGGGGGCCGGCAGGGTACGAGCAGCTCGAAGGCCTGCGAGAGGGAAGCCTGTTCTGGCAGGTTTCGGCCGGGGACGAGAAAGCGCTGATGCAAGCCACCGGCGACGTGCGCAGCTTCAACCTCCAGCAAATGCTGAATGACCCCAACTCGCTGGAAGCCTGGAGCCAGGCGGAGGGCTGGTCGATCGAGGGCGGGCGCAAAATGATGCAGGACGCCCTGAAACGCGGCCTCAAAACCGGCTACTCGCTGAGCTACCGCAGCGCCGCCGACCACCCCGCCAATAAGGAGCAGCCGAGGTCCCCGTGGGGCCAAGACGTCGGTGAAGACAACGTCGCTCACCTGGCACCGGAAGATGAAATCCGCCCGGTCTACGACGAAATGGCCGCCCTCCAGGGCGCCTCCGTCGGCTACCAGGATCCACGCTACTACCAACAGACGGTCGGAGAAGTTATAGCAAGAAACAAACCGATCAGCGTGGCCAGGCGCCTCATGGACTGGCGGGCGGAAAAGTACCGCCAAGCGACCAACGCGGCCGGGTACCATGCGCTCGAAAACGCAAAGCCCGCACCGCCCAACCTGGCCTACTGGCGAAACCGCATCGCCCGCTCCAGGAGCCGCAACGCGCCTGGGGCCGCTGTACGTGGAGGAACCCGGGCCGATAGCGTGACCGCGGCGATGGCTATCCCAGAAGAGATGCTGCCCGAAGCCACCAAGGCCGCCCAGTACTGGACTGAGGTCGCCTCCTGGATGGCCGGCAGGGACATTCAGGTCAAGCCTTATACGGGACAGTTCCAGAAATCCGGCTCACGCGTCGTCCCGGCGTTCTATCGCTACGACGATGACACGATCTACATGGCCAAGCAGTTCTTCGACGAAGGCGAGTGGACGCCGGAGCGGCTGAAGAACATTGGCGGCGACTTGACCTTCAAGGACCTGGGCGGGCGGTTTATCAGCCACGAAGTCGGCCATGCAGAGCTGACGCAGGAGGGCCACGAAACCATCCTGAGAGCAATCAAGGGATCTTCTCCCAGGCAGCGCGATCGGCGCAAAGCCTACATGGCGGGCCTGCCGGGCGGGGACATGAGCGACGAGCAGCTGGCCAGCGAGGTCGGGGCGGAGATCCGCTCCGAGGGCTTCGGCTATTCATCCCCGATGGTTGAGGCCGTACTGGGCGGGCAAAAGCATTCCGTTATCTCGAAGGTGCTTGGATCTACTGGCACGAAATACGCCGATCGGGTAAGGGAAGCCAGAAGAAACGCGCAGGCGAACTTCCCCGGCGGCTTCGACGACCTTGAGGAGCCGGAATTCGACAGCATCAACTTCGGCGATCTTCCAAGCTCGGAAGATATGGGCTCGGAGAGCGCGGCCAACATTGGCGGCTTTGGCGGAAATGGCAATGGCCGCTGGGGCGGCCCTCCGCCGCCGGAAGATCCGCCCTGGGAGGAAGGCTACACCGAAGGCCCGCCGGATGATCCGAACTCAAACTCCGCCAGGGCCGGACTAAGGGGCGGCGCCAAGGCGATGCAGGATTACCAGGCCGGGTTGAGCGCGACAAAGTACGGCAGCCGCAAGCTGAGAGAATGGTCCGACCGCAGGGCCGGCCGCAAGTCGACCGACCCATTAGCCATCCACGCGGGTCAGTCCAGAGAGCGCCACCAGCGGGTGAGCGACATGCTCGGCCAGGAAGGCCGCTTTGAGCGCTGGGCCGCCGCCTCTCATACACCCATCACCAGCGTCAAGCAGAAGGCGCAGGCCAAGGCGTTCTACGAGCAAGCCGGTATGGAGCCCATTCGCAGGGCCGGCAATGCGCCGTTCAGCGTAGCGGCTAACGCCGACGAGATCGCCACCGGCCTGCCCATGATGTTCGACAGCGAAGAAGACCGCCAGGCGATGGCTGAGATGATCTTGTCGGAGAGAACCGGAGAGATCGCGGCCAGGGCTGAAGCAGCTGGATACTCGGTCGAGGAATACACCCAGCACATCGTCAACGGCACGCTGCCTCCACTGAGAGAGCGCCGCCCGCCAAACTCCCTTTCTGCAGCCCAGGTGTCGCAGGAAGGCGCACGCGCTTCCATGCTCGGGTCGTTCAGCGGCGGCCTCAAGAGGGCTGAGAGCCAGTCGATGGGCGTCTTGCATGGCGATCGGAACGCTCGCCCGGGCAGGGGCGCTCAGGCCGCCTTCGTCGATCCCAAAACTGGCGAGATCAACCTGAGCGCTCAGGGCATCGAAACGGCGCGGGAAGGTTTCAATCGTGCCGTGATGGACGCCTTCCAGGGTCCGCTGCCCGACGACCCCAGGGCCATGCTGATGACCCTGCAAGAGCGCATCAGTAAAGGTCTGAAGAAGTGGGTCAACGATCTCGAAAAATCCCTGGTTGAAACCTCGGACAGCCCAAGCACACGCGCCGAAGCCTCTGAGCTAAAGGCCAGGATTGATAAGGTCACGCGCTCGGCCATGAACGCCGGCCTCTCCAGGCTCGAGAGCGAGCTCGAAGGCAAGGGCCTTGAGACGGAAGGTTGGCGTGACCAGATCACTACCCGTCTATCCGGCGAGAAGCACATCCAGGCCGCCGGCATCGCCAACCCGGCGCTCGGAGAGCAGATCCTGGGCCGGTTCGGCAGCTATGCCGCGGCTGCAAGAGCCCAGCCCACCGTTCTCACGCAGGACGACAAGTACTACATGGTCGGCGACCTTGGCTTTGACCTGGGCGGCGTAGGCGGCGAAGGCGGGTTCGGACAGCACGGTCCCAGGGGCGCCAGGGGCATCATGGGCCAGGGCGCAGGGCAGCTGCTTTACGGCGCCTACCTGACCAAGCGCATGCTGGCCATGACCGTCGGCCCGTCCATCCAGGAGGCCGAATATTACGCTGGGAAGGTGATGGAGCCCTCCCAGTATGTGGCCGCGGGTGTTGGTGGAGCTGGAGCGATGTCCGGCTCTGCAGCCGGAGTAGCCACACGATCCGAGATGCTCAAGAACACCTTTGCAGAAGGCGCTTACCAGCAGTGGGGCGGCATCACGAACGCTACCTATGCCTTGATGGCCGGAAACGTTGGAGCGGCCCGGGCCCTATCCGGCATCGGCGCAGGCTTGGGTATTGCAGGTATCGGCGCGATGGCGCCGCAGCTGCTGGGGATGATGGGACTGGGCGGCGGAGCGCTGGCGACCGCAGCCGGGTCGGTCCTGCCTGCCGTCGGCTTGACCATCGCTGGCGGGTCGCTTGGAATGGAGGGCTACAACCGCTATTTCCGGCCGGAAGGCGCCCCGGAGATCAGCTGGGGCTGGATGGCCGAGACCGGCGTCAATATGCTGGACGTTGGCGCGGCCAGGACACAGTATTACCAGCAGGCGCTGCGCCAGGGGCCCGGGGCAGGAAAAAGCGGGCTGCTTGATTTTCTCGCTGATAACCTTTCGGCTCCCCTGGCCGGCTTTTCAACCATGTTCAGCCAGGCAGGACCGGAAAGCGGGCTGCTCGCCAAGGCGCTCGGCGGCGGCAGCTCGCTGATGAGAAATCTATTCGGGGCCCTTGGAATAGCCGCTCCCGGCGAAGAGGCAGTCCTGGCCCAAATGACCCCGGCCCAGCGAGATCTATACCGCATGCAGACCGAGGGACCGTCCGAGCAAATGGTACAGGCCAAGACCCTGGCCGATAGGATGCTCGGGATAACCGGGGAAAGCATCAGCTCGTCCATGCCCGCTTTCCGCGAGATGACCCGCTATGCGGGGACGATCGACGGTAACAAGATAGCCGACAGCTTCTACGAGGGCTGGCAGCGCTTCGGTCTTACGGGTATGGAGCAGGCGCAGAGATACGCTACCGTAGCCCAGCAGCTGGGCTACCGCTACGGCGAAGGCGGCGCTCTGCTAAACCAGTTCACGGGTATGACCGAAGATCAGCGCATCGCTTACGAAGAAAGAGCCGGTCAGGTCGCCCGCTACGGCGGCGCATTCGCGGGCTACTTCACCGATGCAAAAGCGGGACAGAGACTGGCCGATCGTTACGACATTCGCACCCAGGTGCAGGCTACTGGGATACAGCAGCTCTTCCAGGCCGGGACGATAACCGGGATGACCGGAGACCAGATCGGCGATACCGTCGCGCAGCTGGGACAGAAGTATGGCCCGTACAAGTCCGGCCTGGCCGCACAGCTGGCTCAAACCCTGATCCCAATGGGCGTCGATCCCTTGCAGGCCTTAGGCGCGTTTGGGGCGTTAGGCGCCAAAGGTGAGACCGACCTGCAGTCCATGCAGGCCTTCCTGGGCCAGGCTAAGATGTTCGGTTCCCAGGTCAACCCGATGGATATCTCGGCGGCCGCCCTCAGGCAGAACGCCTGGCAGACACAGACCATCGGCGGCCTGGCTCAGCAGATGGCCATTATGGGGAATGTCGATATCGGCGTGGCTCAGCAGGGTCTCTCGGGTCTCGGTTTCTCCAATCGCCAGATGTACATGGCCAACCGCATAGCCGGCGGGGACCTCTCCGCCTGGTCATGGAACGCCAGGCAGACCGGCTCGGCCTACGGCGCATTCCTGAACGACGCCGGGATGCCGATTTACCAGACCGATATGCGCCAGTTCGAGGCCATGCTGCGCTCGCAGGCGGCGTCAGGCAACCCGTATGCAGCTTCAGGAGCGGCCGAGCTCAACCAGATGCTCACAGGACTGTGGTCGTCTGATCGTGAAGCATACGACGCCTACATGGCTGCAGGTCCGACCGGGGGCGCGATTGGCCGCAGCCTATTGCATGCGCAAAGGATGCGCGGCTTCCAGATGCGACAGCTGGATCTTTCACAAGAGCAGGCTGACGCAGGCTGGGCGCACGAACAGGCTGGATGGGCCTTGACAGATCGCCAGCGCCAGATGCAGTACCGCTTTCAAATGCGGGACTTCGCCGTCCAGGGACAGCGGATAACCGCCGAGGCAGGCTTTGCCGAGAGAAGCGAAGGCTTACAGCTCCAGCGCATGAACATGCAGCAGGTTTTCGCCGTCCGGAGCGAAGGTCTCCAGTGGCAGCAGATGCAGGCCGGTTGGCGATACGCCGAGCAGGGCGAGAACCTGTCCTACAGCCGCCTGATGGCCAACAACCAGTTCGCCGTCCAGGGCGAGAACCTGGCCTGGAAGCGGATCGAGCTGCAGGAGCAATTCGGCGGCCAGGTGGCGCAGCTGGGTCGCGAGAGAATGCTGGCCTACCACCAGAACCAATTGTGGGGCTTGCAATTCTCCTACGGCACCGAGCAGATGCAGCGCGGCTTTACCGAAGAGAACTGGGCCGCCCAGGACACGCAGCGGTCGTTACAACGCGGCTGGCAGACCGAAGACCTCAACGAAGCCATCCGCTTTGCCTCCGGCAGGCAGAGGGCCCAGCTGGTCCGCCAGCGCGAACGCCAGAACATCATGTCGTCCCTGGAAGAAGAGGACGTCGAGCGCGGCCGCAGCCAGCAGGAACAGCTGTGGGAGCGTGAGGACGAGCGCTACGCCAACCAGGAGCAGTTCCTCAACCGCATCATCGAGCTGGACAAGCAGCAGTACGAGCTGGCCGAGGAGCAGCGGGAAGCATCCATCGCCCTTGAGAAAGAAGAGTGGGATCTCTCCAAGCAGCGCCGCGAGAGCAACCTCGACTACGAGCTGCAAGAGTGGGAGATGGGCAAGTCTCGCCGCCTGGAGCTAATGGAGATCGACAAGAAACAGTTCGACCTCCAGGTGGAGCAGCGCAAGGCTTATTTCCAGATCGACCTCGAAGGCCACAACTTGAGCGTCGAGCGGCGCAAGTACTTCTACGAGCTGGACCAGCGGGAGCTGGAGCGCCGCATCAGCGAATACCAGAAGCAGTACGCCTTACAGAGCGATATGATCCAGTTCGAAAGGGACTGGCAGAAGCAGCAGCGCCAGTTCCAGCTGGAAAGTTTACAGCTGCAGCGGGACCAGCTGAAAGAGACGCAAGCCTACGAGATCGAGATGGAGAAGGTCCAGCGCATCTACCAGGCTACGACGGGCTACTTCAACGAGATGGTAAAGAACGATCCTACGACGATCCTGAAGGCGATCTCCGAGGTCGCCAGGGATATGGGCTCCGTGTCCCCGACAACCGTTGACGCCATCCAGCGCATGCTCAAGGCGATCAACGGCGTGGACCAGAGCTCCCTGCAGCAACTGATGGACGTCCTCATCACCATGGAAAGCTGATGAACGCCTACATCTCTTACGACGGCAAATACTACGCCACGGTGGCCAAGAACTGGTCCCCGGTTCACCAGAAGCCGGCCAGCGTCCGGCTGATGGCGGACGGTTCTTTAGACGTCTCTTTCGGCAACGGCGTCTTGAAGATGTTCCGGGGCGAGGTCGTCGCCAGCCCGGACGAGACCCGTACAGGCTACGGCACATCTTCCGATCTCGAAACATCGCTGGATAAGATGCAGACCGTCACGCTGGTCGACCACCACGGGGACAGCCACACCTGCGTGTGCAAGGGCTGGAAGCGGCGCAGCCTGCATCCGAAATGGGACAGCGCCAAACAATACTATGAAGTGGAGCTGCTTTACGTATGAGATCTAACTCTACAATAACCGCAGGCGTTGTTGCCTCGGCGCTCTCGCCGGTGAGGACCATCAACTGCCGGGTGTGGATCCGGGACGACCGGATGGTCTTCACCGAGCTCCCGCAGGGCTACAGCGGGGACGCGCCGATTGGGGACGGCTACGAGAGCCACGCGATGGCCCTGAGCGGCGATCGCATCTACCGCGTCGTGGCGAAGGTCGTCAACGACGAGTGGCGCATCTACACCCAGAGGCTGTCCGATCCCAACCTGAACCCGTGGCCGGACTGGGTGCAGCGCGCAAATCTACTGATGCCCTATACCGCGCCGGGGATCTACGGCCTGTACGAGAGCTATGTGAGAAAGGCGCTGATTTGGGGCCGAAATGCCAGCGGCTTTGTGAGCACTTACAAGGTCGACAGCAACAGCTGGGACGAAGCGGCCACCACGCTGAACTTCACCAGCGACTACAGATTGTCCTTCGCTCCGCTGAGCGAGACCGAGTGCTATATCTTAGCCACCGACCAGCGGGCGAACACCTCCGCCTCTTTCCTGCACTACGTCCAGATCGACGCCAACAGGGAAGTTATAACGCACAGTGAGTGGCAGGGCGTGCTGCACGCCCAGGAGGCCGACTGGAAGAGCCTCTCGGCGGTGCGCTTCGGCGGGCTGGACTACTGCTATTTTTCCAGCGACCACGGCAAGCGCTCGCTGTGCATCACTGCCGCAGCGGGGGCCGCCTTTTCTAACCCGCAGGACATCTTCCCGCTGGACTACTCGGACGACATCGTCAAGCTGGAGATCGGCAGCGCCAAAACCACCCTGGACCGGGTGTGGATCTGCGGCATCCTGACCCGCAGCGCCTCCGCCCAGCCGATGCAGGTCTACACCCTGGGCCCGGACCACTTCACCGCCGGGCGGGATATGTTCATCGGCGACTTCGCCACCACCGAGGTGACGCGAAACATCAACGGGACGGATTACACCTTCCCCGCCAGGCCGGGATCAATCATCGCCCACGGCTCGCATATCTGGCTGATCTTGCCGGGGACGGTCGCCAGGGCGCAGATCCCGCGCTGGCTGAGCCAGTACGGCGCCGGCCCCAGCTGGTATTACTCGTGTAATAAGGTCTCGGCGCAGTTTGACAAGAGCGGCAACGCCTCGTTGACCGTCGAAGTCCCGCTGGACATCGACCCGGCCATCCGGCCCGGCATGACGCTGGTCCTGCAGCCGTATGTCGATAGCCCAGGCGAAACAGGCGGGTGGTTCGACCTGGGGATGTACGAGATCGACGCCATCACCGAGCCGCGCACGCCGTTCGGAAAGACCAAGACGATCGTTGCCCGGCCGAAGGGCATTAAACGGTTGTCCCAGTGGCGATCGGACGCCTCCTATGACTACTGGTCGCAGGAAGCCAGGGTGTCCGAGCTGTACGACCAGAGCTACAACGTGCGCATCGCCAACTTCAAGACCGACGAGAGCAGCCAGCTCGTCCCCCGGGACCTGGATAAGAACTGCCTGCTGTACAACGCCGGCCGCACCTCCACGGGCTACGCCGTACGGGCAAAATTCAGCATCGCCTCCGGCCGGTTCACCTACGTCGGGCCGATGGTGTCCGTGCACGCCGAGACGCGCATCGACACGGCCTACCGGCTGGGGATCGACCCCGAAGCGGTGAGCTCGGCGGCAGTCAGGACTTCGGGTATCTTATTCCTATACCACGACAGCCAAGGAGATCCAGGCTGGCGGCTGTACCACCTGAAGTCCGACCAGGACTGGTCGGCCAATGGCATAAGTAACTGCCCGTGGTCGCTTTTAGACGGGCAGGCCGATCAAACCCTGGCCGACGGCGAGTACGAGATGATGGCCGTTTACAACCACGGGCGGGTGGACGTGTACTACCGCTCGACCTCGGAGAGCAGCTGGTCGAGGCCTTTGAGCACCTTCCGCTTCGAGCACGAAGAAGAAGGCGATTTTGTCCTGCCCTACTCGCGCACCGATGGGCGGGCGCGGGTTGGCTTCTTTGCCCGCTCCGAGCTGGACTACACCAACCGGACCAAGATCCTAAGGCACGGGTACTCCTACGATAGCCTGGCGTCTGTGTTTCTCGAAGACCCGGCGGCGATCGAGGAAGCAGACGAGCTCGAGGAGCCCTATGCGTACAGCAACACCCTGATCACCAAGATCCTGTCTCTCGGGGCAAACTTCGGCGCATCGATCGTCTCTCCCCCGTCCCCGATCCGCCCAGGAAACGCCGCCGGCAACATCCTATACGCCGACGTCCTTCCGTGGCAGGGGGTGTGGTATCCAAGCGATGGGCAGCCGTGGGATAACACCGAAAAGGCCGATATCCAGGCAGAAGACCCGGAAGCCGGCGACAATGGAGGCCATTGGATCTGGCTCACGCTCTACAGCGTAGATCCTGCCTACACCGGAGGGGGCTACCCGAGCCTGGACAACCAGTACAGCGGCCTGGACAGGAACAGCCTCAAGGGCGCCGTAATCGAGTTCTACAACAGCGCCTGGTATGACGGGTGTGCGTCTGTGATCAATATGGTCGACTGGTGCCCTCCGGCCAGGTGGCAGCCGCTTTGGCCGTACAACCCGTATGGGACGCCGTGGACGCTGAGCTACTTCAACAGCACCGGCTACCAATGGTGGTGGTATCCGAACAACAGCAGCTGGGGCTACTGGGAGAACGGCCAGGACTACTTCGTCGGCGTCCACGAGCGGGTGATCGGCGGGGCGACGATCCGGACGCCGGAAAACATCTGGGGCATCAGCCCCCTGACCATACGGGTCCTCGGGCACCACGTGTACTTTGACTACCTGAACCGGATGACGCTGCCGTACGGGATCCACTTTCGCCCCGGCGGTCTCAACACCAACCAGACCAAGGCCAGGATCTACCTGCCAAACCGCATCCAGGCTGCCCCGTTTTACGGGATGTACGCAGCAGCCTACTGGGCCCACGCCCAAAGGACGCCCGCCCTGATGAACCGCTATGTTCGCACCGTCACCACCGACACGCCGGTAGGGAAAGAGATCGTCGTCGGCTCGGCCGAGCCTGACCGGACCTTCTCCTGGATGGCGGTGGAGATCTGCCGCAAGGCCGGGGTGCTGAACGTCTCGGTGGAGCAGGAGCTCACTACGTTTACCAAGGCCGGGCTGAACTGGGACTTCAACCCGGAGCAGCAGGGCTTCCGCTTGCGACCTAGGGCCGGCATCCTGCGCTTCAAGCAGAGCACCTCCGACACCGGCGTTTTCGCCGTGCAGAGCGGCGGGGCGGTGCTGGGCGGCGAGTTCTGGAACGGCACGATCATCACCTGCTCGGTGGATTACGCAAGAAAATGGCTGGTGAGCGAGGGCGTCGTGACGCTGGAGGAGAGCATCCCATTGTCACCAGGACAGGGCGCGCAGGGCGCCTGGGTGACGGTCAGCTTCAACGACGACCACGCCTCGGTGTGGGTCAACGACGCCATCGTCGCCGTGTTCAAGGTCGAGACGACGATCAACGCCTTGATGCCCACCTCCCAGCAGAACGTCACCACCGAAGTCGATTGGCCCGTGCTGGACATGCGGGTGGACAACTTCGTCCTCGACATGAACCAGATCGGCATCGACCTGCTGCGCAGATTGATTAAGCGCAAGCGGGTCCACTTCTGCGACGACAGCCAGGGCGGGATCAAGATCTTCAAGGACGGCGAGGCGATCAACACGGAAGAGACCCCGTATGCGATGACCCTCTCGTCCAGCAAGTCGGTCACCGACACCCCCCGGATCACGCGTGTGCGCCTGGAGGGGATCGACGTTCACGAGGCCATGGACGAGGAGAGCCTGCTCCAGTACGGGAACGTGTTCATCGTGGAGAACTTCGACGAGCTGGAGATCCACGAGCAGTTCGTCCAGGAAGGGGCTGAGTACCTGGAGGATGTCGACCGGGCCACCCGGCCGCGCTCCTACGTCGGCCCGGCCGACCCTCGGGTTGAGCCGTGGGACCGGCTGTGGATCTCCGACGGCACGGACACGGTCGAGGTGATGGTCTCGTCGGTGACTTTCAATCTTCTGATCTCGGAAGATGAGGCCACCTTCGACATGAGCCTCGAGGCGGAAGAGATATGAGCACGATCGGCAGATTTTCCAGGCTGGTCGACCGCAAGGTGGTCGAAAAGCCCAACAAGGCCACCGTCGTGCGGGTCGACCAGGGCTACGTCGACCTGGCGCTTTATCCGGGGTCGGGGACGATCCACCATGTCAAGGTGGTGGGCAGCATCGACCAGCTCGCCCCTGGTATGGTGGTCCCGATCCAGTGGACGGAGCGGCAGGGAGGCTACCTCTCACCGGTGGTGATCGCCACGGGCGGCGAGGCGGCCGCCGTCGGGGCAGCCCCGGTGATCCAGGTGGACAACGCCTCCCTGCGGGTGATCGACGGGGAGCTGTCGGTCAAGCCCGGCGGGATCGAGCAAAGGCACCTGGCCTTCGTGGCCGCCATCGACGGCCACTCGCACCCCAGCGAGCTGGCCCTGGCTGGCCTGCAGGTCCAGGAGGGAAAACTGCAAAACGTCAACCAGGACATCGCCCTGACCGGGGACGGGCGCATCGAGACCGATGGGCTGACCATCGACGGGGCGGATGAAACCTATCGCCTGTGGGCTGGAGACGAAGACCCGGCCAGCGCCCCTTTCAGCGTAAAGGCGGACGGAACCCTCGCCGCAACCCTGCCGGCTGATAACATCACCGCAGACACCACCAACTTTACCGGCAACCTTGGCGCTGCGGACGACACCGTGCAGAAGGCCCTGGAGACGCTGGACGGCCTGCCGCTGGGCGGCGTGACCAACGGCGACAACCACGACCACTCCGGCGGCGACGGCGGACAGATTGACCACGGCGGGCTGGCAGGGCTGAATGATCCAGACCACCCGGCTTCGGCTATTACCGTTAACACGACCAACTTCTCGGGCAACCTCTCCTCGGCCGACGACACCGTACAGAAAGCCCTGGACACGTTAGATAATATGGCGGCTGGGGACCCGGATGCCATCCACGACAACGTGGGCGGGGAGATCAGTGCGCTTACCGAGAAGATCGCGCCCGTGTCTGACGACCTCGTCCTGATCGAGGACAGCGCCGCTTCGAATGCCAAGAAAAAAGTCAAGCTGCTAAACGTCATCAAGAAGATCCTCCCGTACGTGATCAGCGACGTGACCTATTACGTCAACGGGAACAGCGGCAGCGACCTCAACGATGGCAGCTCTGGCGCTCCTTTCAGCACGATCGGCAAGGCGGTGAGCATGTTCCACGGGTTTGCCGTCAAGAACTGCAAGATCAGCATTGCCGCAGGGACCTATGCAGAGGAAGTCAACCTGACCGGGTTTCATTCGGATATGTTTAACGGCCTAACGCTGGAAGGCCAGACCAACTGCCCGGTGGCTGGGCTGTCCTTCATCCACGGGGACAGCACCGACACGTCTATCAGCAACAGCTATGAAGGAGCCGGGGCAATCACCCTGGCTACGGATAACTCCGGAGCCGGAGGGCGCATGCGGGTCACGGTCACGCGAGCCACGACCAGCCCCAGCTTTGCGGGAGTGGCGACCGGCTCCGCATCCAGCAACCGGGTATGGATGTGGAACGGCTCGGCAATGTCGGTGTATCCCGTTTACGCCGTTTCCGGTAATGTGATCACCGCCGACAGCACCTCCGCTGCTCCAGCCCTGAATACAAATGGCAGGTACATGCTGGTCTCGCCGAACGTCATCATCGATGCCCCGGACAACTCCGAGTCCTGTGCGATGGAAGTCTTCAACATGGGCGTAAAGATCCGAGGTATCCATTTCGAGGGCTACTATTGCGGGCTGAGATTGTACAGCGCCGCCGTGATGGCCTCCGAGTGCAGCTTCTGGCAGGGTTACACCGGCAACTGGTATGGCTCGGTCCATCTTGGCTCGCAATCCTACCTTTTTGCCCGTTACGACCCGATCAATGACGCGCCTATCTCGATTATCGGGTACTGGGCAGGACTGGTGGCTTCGTTTGAAAGCATGTCCAACCTCGGCTCGGCCATGGTGCACGGCAGGGGAACTTACGGTATTTACGCCTCCGGCGGCCAGGTGTATTTCAATGCTGGGCGTTGTCCGGCCGGCACCTATACCGGCGTCTATGCCGCCAGTACTGGATATGTGCTTGCCAGCAGTGTCAATGCAAAGAACTGGGCCTCGACAAAATTCAGCCCGTCCACAAGCAATGCGTTTGGCAACAACAACGGATCAGTCACATTCTCCTAGGAGCGGCTATGTATTACATCTTAGATCCCGACAATGCGATATTCGCAAGCGAAACCGTAAGGCCGCGTGACAACGCATATCCCGGCCGGGTAGTCATCTTTTTGGACGAGGTCTATGAGATTGGATCGACTGTCCTTGCCGCCGATGTCTCCAAAGGCGTCACGAAATTCCAGGACCGGGATGGCGACCGCTCGCGGGCCCGCGCCGCCTACGAGACCATCGTCGGGGTCAGCATCCAGGACATGACGCTGGCGCAGCTGAGGGTCTTATTGGCGGTGGTGGCTTACCGGGATGGTTTTCTCAATTCGTCTGGCGTGGTAAGACCAATTTCAGAGGTAAAGCTTTAATTTTGGAGAGCGCTGTGAGCATAACCAACCTCGACATCATGAAAAAGTTAGAGGAGATTGCCAGTGATACGGACACTCGCCTGGCGACAATGGAACAGAGCCTAAAAAAGCTCAACGAGGCGGTGTATGGCAACGGCGAGCCGGGGATCAAGGAGCGCATCCGCGAGCACGAGAAAGTCATCGCCGAGATCACCAGCGGCGGGACGCAGCCCTTACGGGCGGCGGTCGAGCGCATCAAGCGGCTGGAGGAGACCCATGCGGTATGCCCGATCGTGCGCATCGACCGCATGGTCGATGATATCGAGGATCGTCACAGGCTCGAAGACGAAGGAAAGAAGGTCAAGGAAGAAGACCAGAAAGAGGCCAGGTCAGAGCAGAGGAAGTTCCAATGGACGCTGCTGATGTTCATCATCACCACGGCCGTCAACCTGATCTTGACTTTCTATGGCATGAGTAAATAGGGGCGGTTCGCCGCCCATCCATGTCCACCTCCTTTGCAAAGGGGCGCCACCTGGGGGCAAGCGGCGCTACTGCGCGCCGTCCCTGGATCCTTGAGCAAGTGTTCCCAAAGGCAGTCACGGAATAATCGCCGATAATTACGTCTTTACTGCTATAATAATTTTCTGTCGGCCTGTTCTTCAATTTGTTTCATCAGAAAAATCTGATCACAGCTGGTAAAGCAGTATCCAAGATCGTTCGGGGGCTACGGGTCCGTTCAATTTAGTCGAAGTCCAGCCTGCCACGAAAATTTAGGAGAGCAACCATGGCAGATAATAGTGATCCATTCCGCGCCTATAACTTCAAGCTCGACATCGACGGCGTCACCGAAGGCCATTTCACCGAGTGCAGTGGCTTAAGCGTCAAAGTCGAGACTATATCCTACCGCGAGGCAGGCAGCAACCAGACGGTTCGTCATATCCCCGGCCCGGTAGATTATGCCGCCGTCACCCTGAAATATGGCGTAACCAAATCGAAAACGCTGTTCGATTGGATGATGAAAGCCGCCGAAGGGAAAGTCGAGCGCAAGAACGTCTCGATCATCCTGATGGATAGCCAGGGCAGCGATGAAGTGATGCGCTGGAACCTGCATGACGCCTGGCCTTCCGAATGGCAGAGTGCGAACCTCAATGCGACCGATCGCGGGGTGGCGATCGAATCTTTGACCCTGGTGTTCGATCGCCTCGAGCGCGCCTGAACGAAGGCGTTTTTTCCTTGTACAAAATGACCGATAACTACTCATTTGGTTATCCAAAACAATGCTTGCGCTGTGCAAGTTATTCCACGAGTGGAATGACACTTCGTGTTGCGCCTTACTACAAACAAGGCAGTCAGTTGCAAGTCATGCTGATTGGTCAAGACCCAACAATCTTCAATCAGCCAGAACGGGTCAGAGAAGTGCTGATGCTCGACGAACCAAAGGGTCAACTTACGCGCTGGCTTAAAGATATTTTTGGAGCAGATAATTTTCACACACTTACAATATACGCTACCAACCTCGTCAAATGTTCTTTTGCTATACCGCCCTCGGCTTCGGCAGAAGGCGGCTTAAGGTTTCTAAAGCCGTATTTTGATAATTGCAAATATTATCTTGCAGAAGAATTGCTGAGTTTCAGACCACAGTGTGTCTTGACGCTAGGCGAGCCTGCACATAAACTATTCATCACCATTCTCGACAACCAAAACGATTTCCCTAATTCAATGAAAGCTGCTTTCACGGGTCAATTTATCAGAGCCAAGTTCAAAGGTGTTGAATTTGATTATTCGCCCTGCTTGCATATCAAGACCTTCCGTGTTGCAGAAGTTTATGGCGAGCGCGTTCAAAGATTCAAACAAGGTATTTCAACCTATTTCAATTCAAGCAATGACTCGTCTCAAAATAACGACACGGTCTGACACCCGCATACAAGCGACACGCTTAGCTCCGCGTGTGCCTGAAGCGGAAAAGTAGGTGGCTGATGAATTGTTATGTAAGGAGGTCCAATGAGCATTGAGCGGTGGGGAGCCTTTTCGGTCGTAGACCACAAGGACGCACGGAAGTTAGCAGCCGAAGTGCTCCTCTACGATCGGCTAGTTCTGCCGACGCCCCCGGAGTGGGATCGGGAGCGTTGGGTCGAGAAGAAATGGGATCCAGAGGGACTCGAACGACGAATAGCGCAACTCGGAGATGTGGCGATACCAGCCACTTGGGACCTTGACCGTCAGAAGGAATGGCAAGAGAAATTCCACAGTTTACGAGAGGACGCGCAGGACATGAACTCTGCGCTCCACATGACCCGCCGGGTGCTGGCCGAGCACGGCCGTGACTACCGCCCTCCTGGGGTCGGGGCAGTGGAGGTCATCGCAGCATATCAGTCTGAAGCAGACTTCGTAGATCTCGATCCGGGAAGTCCGCAGCGATCGAAGGAGTCAGAACTGGACTTCCTAATTGCTCGACGTCTAACCATTCCGGAGAACGAGGACCCGGAATATGCTCTCGAGCGCGCGCTGGAACTGCGAGGTGATGCTACATTCAACAAACGGCGCAGACGATTTTACGAGTGGGAACGCAGGATTCTGTCAACCGGCTTCTTGCCCGAGGACGCCGCTGATGAGCTAGTCCAATTAGTATCCGAGTACAACGATGCCGTTCGAAAGTCCATGGGCTCTTTTCGCGTCGAAACAGCAATGCTTGTCGGAGGTCTCTCATTTGCCGCACTGGCAGCCGTTGCTGGCCTCGCACCCGAACTCTTCGCCGGTATCGGAATCGGAACACTCAAGGGAGTACAAGTCGTCTCCTTTGGCAACGCGGCAGCTGGTGCAATCCTACAGATTGCGCGTCATGTTCGTAGTTATAAGGCGCCAGACGCTAAAGCAGGGGACTTCTCAGGGGCGATGTTTCATCAGATCGAAGACGAACTTGGTTGGCGTCTGCGCGCTGACCCCATTAGGTAGGCAGTAGATCGGAATGTAGGCCGCCCAACAACCCAACAACGGTGTCAACTGACATGCTGCGCTCGCGCCTGATCCGCGTGCCACTTACGCCGGACATTTTAATACTTGTAATTTAGCCGGAAAAAGCAATCCTGTGATCCGTAGCATTTGCCGGCGCATCTTTAGAAAATGGGGGCCTTTCGGCCCCCATCCCTATGCAAATTGCTTCTTCAGGGCGGCCACGATGTCATCCCAGCGAGACTTGTCAAAGGCGGCCAGGCCCAGCTGGCCGAGCACCAGGCCGATGCGCTGCTTGGCAGCCTCGTCGTCGTCCTGGGTGTGCTGCTTGACCCACTCGATCATCGCCTTGGTGGTCTGACCTGCCGGCTTCCCATACGGGTCATCCGCCTTCCTGGTCGCTTTCACTGTGACGCCATCCGGGAGCGCCCATTGCGGCAGGACAGGCTTCTCTTTGAGCACGACCGACTTGCCGCGCTGCTCGCAGGCCACCCAGGGCGTATCCAGGCGATATAAATAGCGGCCTATTCCCCACTTGACCCCGGCGCGCTTGAATCTGTCCGACAGGCCGCCCTTGATGCCTTCGAAGTCGGTGTTGTCGGCGCCGCCCCATTTTTGCACCCATTCGCCGTTGATCAGGATGCTGATGCCGCAGATTGTGCCGCCGTTCGGGCCGGCGGCGAACTCGTCCCGCCAGTTGCGCGGGCCGACGACGTCGTCCAGCCGGTCCATCACCGCCCGGGCTTCGATGTAGGCCAGGGCCTGGGCGTGCTCTCCAGCACAATTACTTAGGCACGTAAGAGCTTATCAACGTACCGATCGGTCGTCTTGACGACCAGGATCTGTGTTGTTTGCTTCATTTCTTCCTCACTAAGTTGTCTATCTGATAAGAGATGGTACGATGATCTTTCAGCAAGAACAGTTTGTGGTGGTCAACCACGATCCACGGGCCGGTGACGGGAACCGGCGCCTGGGGATTGGCCGCTATGTTGTCGATCCACACCTCTTCCCCCGGCTCGAGGTCCAGCCACGCTACTGGCTCATAAATATCGTAAATGCGGCTGTTGTCATATCCGATCTCGATCCAGTAGGCAGGCTGGCCGCAGACAAACATCTTGTTCCTGTCGGCTCGCCGCTCCCAATTCTTCCATTCCGTGGGGTTCTGCGGCCCGTCGAGCTTGATGCGGATCGTGCCTGGGTTTCGCACGATCTCCCCCAGCAGGCGGCAGATCTCCTCAATGTCTATGTTCAGGAGAAAGCGGTCGCGCCCCTTGAGGGTCTTGAGGATCTCCACCCGGCCGCCCCCGAACAGCTCCATGAGCTCATCTCTTGTCATCACTGTGTCTTATCATCCAATCGTCACGGGAGCGGAAGATGGTCTCCCAGCTAACGCCAAACTCACAATCATGGTCATCGAGGACATTCCTCAAGATCTCGATGGCAGCCTGGCGAGAAACAATCTCGATCTCGTTGTTATCCTCATCCTGCTCGTACATTACGTCTGCAACACACCAGACCAGGGCGATCTTATCCTCCCAGTACTGCTGGAGGGCCTTGGAGGCGGCCGCAACAGCGTCTTCGTATGCATCTATGCCGCGGATGGCGTCTACGGCCTTCTGAGCCATGTCGTCGATATGAAATTGATACATCCAATTCTCCTCGGGGCGGGTTTCCCCGCCCCCATCTTCCGATCTCGGAACTTCTACTCAGTTGGAGGCGTGTAGCTGCCGCAGGCGACAACCATCTCGTCCCACTTTTCGACGTCAAACTTCGTCATGCCGGCGGCCTTCAGCGCCGCCCCTATGTGCTTCTTGGCGAGCTCCGGGTCGGTGACGTTGAAGTGGGTCTTAGCCCACTCGACGAAATCGGCTGCGGTGTGGGCGGCCTCTTTCTTGGTCTCGGCCTTCTTGGCGGGCTTCTTCTGGACATAGCCCTCCGGCAGGGCCCAGGCGGGCAGGTCGGGGGTCTCTTTCAGGTAGACCGCCTTGCCCTTGGCTTCGCAGGCCACCCACACGTTGGGCAGCTTGTACAGGTAGCGGCCGATGCCCCACTGGTAGCCGGCCCGCTTCATGCTGTCGGACAAGCCGCCCTTGACGCTCTCGAAGTCCGTGTTTTCGGCGCCGTCAAATTTTGTGACCCAACCGATCTCGGGCCCAAAGTAGACGGAGATGCCGCACAGCACACCGCCGCCGGGGCCGGACGTGAACTCGTTGCGCCAGCCCCACGGTCCGACCACGTCGTCCAGGCGCTGCTGGATGGCGCGGTTGGAGATGTAAGCCAGCGCCAGGCCGCGGGTCTTGTCCTGGTTGGTGCTGCCAACCCGCCATTCAACGTCATCGGGCGGGAACGGTGCCGCCAAGGCGGCGGCGATTGCCTTCAGTTCTTTCTCTTGATCTTCAGTCATTGTCAACCTCCTAAGTTGATTTCGCTAACGCGTTATTCCCAATCCATAAGCTGCTGCAGGCGTCGTTTACTCCTGCCTGAACGGGCATTCATGAGCACAGTAGCGGCATTCCCAGCCGGGTTCACCCTGCGGGGCGACGCCGGTCTTTAGGGCTTCCTTGAGCACAATCTTCCGATCTCGGAAGTAGCTATCCATGAAGGCTTCGGTCTCCGGAATGACTTCGATGGTTTTGACGCCGAAGTTGGGGTTGCGCGGCTGCGAGCCTCACCTGGGGCAGGCCATCTCGCCAAAGACGCCGACCTCCACCGGCAGCTTGCACTTACTGCACTCGGTCGGGCCGAACTTGGAGATGTAGACCATCAGGATGCGCTTCACCTCGTGGCCTAATTTCTTGAGCATGAAAGCATACACGTTCTGCTGCATGGCGTGCTCGCCGTAGGGCAGCAGGTCCTCGTAGATCTTCTTGGTGGTCTTGTAGTCCCGCAGGATGCCGTCCTCGAACAGGTCGACCCGGCCGACAACCCCATCCCACTCGATGGAGATCTCGCCGTGGTCGCCGTTGCCCTGCTCTAAGAAGTCGTGCATGGCCAGGCCGTAGAACTTGTTGAGCATCTCGTGCGGGGCCTCGATGACCGGCCGGGTCTTGTTCAGGTAGGCGCGGCGCGGGCAATGGACGATGTCTGAGACGTGGATCCCCGGCCTGTCCTGGTCCATCGTCTTGTACATCTTGCGCAGGAAGGAGTGCTCGAGACCGCAGGGCGGGAGGACGTTTTTTTTGGCGCAGGCCAGGCACTCCCCGGCTTCCAGCGCGCCCTTACCGACGGAGCATCTAATCTTCATCGTCGCCTCGCGGCACGGCCGTCCTGGCGACATCGCGCACGTAGCCGAAGAACGGGAAGCGCCCCTGGAAGATGAAGCTGTGCGAGATCAGGTCGCGCTTGTGGTTCTTGATATACACCGTCAGGATCGCCTGCCCGGCCTTGACCGTCCAGTCAAAGACCTGGTTGTAGACCGGGTAGATGCTGTTCCCGGCCGAGTTGAACTCGATGCTTTCCAGCTTCATCAGGAACATGTTCTTGTAGCGCCACATGAACTTCTCGAATGCCGCCACGGTCTTACCGTCGATTGCAAAACTAATCATTCACTTCCTCCAACGTCCGGTATGTATTTCTGTCCTTTATGAACAGCACTTCTTTCGTAGTCGCCAGCGGGCCGTTGCGGTTCTTGGCAACGATAAAGCGCATGGGCACCGCCTTGTTGACGATCGCGCCGCCGCCCAGGCGGTTCTCAGGATAAGCCGCCAGCTGGGCCGAGCTGGGGTTCGACCATACCGGCCGCACGAAGATGACCACGGTCGCATCTTGCTCGAGACTTCCGCTCTCCCTCAAGTCGGCCAGCATAGGCTCAGCGTCCTTGCCGCGATGCTCGATGTTCCTCGACATCTGGCAGGCGACCAGGGTCGGGATCTTGTAACCCAGCGAGATCGAGCGGATGGCGTTAGACGACACGGTGACATCCTCGCGGATCTCCTTGCGGCCGTTGCTCATCAGCTGGACGTAGTCGATCCCCAGCAGCCGGATGCCCTTTTGGGCGATGTACTTGCGGGCCGTGGCAACGACCTGGCGGCCGGAGGGGGAGGCCATCGTCTCGACGTGGAAAGGAGCGGTCGACCAGCCGTCTACGGCGCGATTTACCGCCTCGATCTGAGCGTCGGTCAGGTTGCCCTCTTTGAGAACCATCTTGGAAACCCCCGAGGTCATCGAGATCAGGTTACGGGCGATCTCGATCTCGTCGTTCTCCATATTGATCAGCAGGACGGGGAGGTTGTCATCCCAGGCCGCCATGCCCAGCTCATAGCGCAGGACTGAGGACTTGCCGTCCCCAGGACGACCTGCGATGATGATATGATCGGTCTCCTCGAACCACCCGACCTCGCGGCGCAGGGCCTGGATCTTAGGCGTCCAGCCTGGTACAAACGTGCCTTCCAATTGTCGCTGGCGGCGTTGGGACAGCATGGTCATCAGGTCCCCAGCGGTCAGCCCCTGGCGCCCTTTGCTGCGGCGCAGCTGGATCACCCGTGTCTCGGCGTTGTCCAGCGCCTCCTGGGCCGAGATGTTCTCGTCCATGGCTTCGGCCCGGATCAGGGCGGCTGCATCCCGCAGGTTGCGCTTGACCGACGCCTGGATGACCCGGTCGACGTACTCCGGCATCTCCTCGCCGCGGTAGTTCAGCAGCTCGGCGATGTACGCCTCGCCCTTGCTGGTGTCGACAAACCCCAGGGAGCTGAGCATCTTCCGATCTCGTAAGATCTCAATCAGAGCCCGCGGGCCAAGATTGCCGTTGCGGTGCAGGATGATCATCTCGGCCCAGATCTGCTGGTGACAGCCAGTCAAATCTTGGGGCATGACGTCGGCGGCGTCTTCCATCTTGGCGGGATCGGCTAAGGCCGTGCCGATCAGGGCCTTCTCCCACCCGCTCATGATCCCCTCAGCATACTGGCGACGCGGCGCAGGAAGGGGACGCGCAAGGCCTCGGCCTGGCGGGCCTGCGGGTCATTCGGCAGGCTCAGGGCGTTGACCACGACCTTCTCGCGCATGCGGTTGCGCAGCATCTCGACCTGGCCATCGTCGAGCTCGGCTGCCAGCAGGCGGCGGTCACCCAG